TATTTGGAAACTTTTTTAGATGATGCTCTAGGTTTAAATGGTAATGATGCTGAACAAAAAGTAAAGCATTTATCAGGTAAAGGTCTTACAAAAGAAGTTTTAGATTATTGGTTTGAAAAATTTAAAAAGAAATGAAAGAAATAGAAACAGAAGTAAATGTATATGATGTACGTTTAGATGTACATGGGTATTACTCTCCACCAGAACCAATGGTTATGTATTATCCAGATGGATCTGGTTATCCAGGATGTTCTGCTGAGTTTGAAATATCATCAGTTAAGTTAGAAGGAATAGTTATCACTGATTTACTTAGTGATGATGTATACAATGAAATAATAGAGAAAGTAATAGAAAATATAAACAACTAAACTCATGATACCAAAAGCAGAAGAATTTTGGAATAAACAAAGTCCAATGATGAATATACCTAATGCAATGATTGAATTTACAAAACTTCACGTAGAAGGTGCTAAAGAACAATTTAAAATAGTATTCAGTGAAATAGATGATCCTTATCCATTTGAGTACAATGATCCATTAGAAGATGTTTATCCTTTAACAAATATAAAATAGAAACTATGCAAACAGCAGTAGAATGGTTAGCAGAACAATTTGATAGTATTGTAGAATTGTATCCAAGTCAATTTGAAAAAATTAATAATGCTATTACACAAGCCAAAGAAATGGAAAAGCAACAAATTATTGAATTTGCAGATAAATATGATGCTTATGTAGTTCAAGGTGGTACTTTGACAGCAGAACGATACTGTAACAAAACATTTAAACAAAACTAATTATGAAGATTATTAATGGTAGATGGGTTGATGATAACAACAATCCTGTAGACAATTTTAATGTATCAGAGCTCTTAGAAATAGGAGACAATCTAAAGAAGATGTATGGAGAAGATATAACATATAGTAGAATCAATCTTGTTTCTGCTATTAAATCTCTTACACCGAAACAAGAAGATGATCTTGCTTATATATTAAGTCAAGATGGATTAATGGCAAAACTAGCAGGATATTAGTTATGGAAATAAGTAAAGAGTTCATTCCGTATGAACAAGCATTAGCTTTAAAAGAATTAGGATTTGATGAACCTTGTTGTTGCTATTTTGGAGTTAAAAATAATAAATTATTTGAATGTAATTTTAGAGATAATGTAGCATTAGGTATTATTAAATCACCACTTTACCAACAAGCATTTAGATGGATTAGAGAGAAGCATGATTTGGTTATAGAACAGTGTGTACCTTTTCAAAGACTTTATTCAACAGAAGATGACCATTTTGAAATACTTGAATTTGGTTACAGAATTTATTCTTTTGACCAATATAGAGGAGGTTTAAGAGATAAAATTGAATGGGATGGTTATGGTAATTCTAATGAAGAAGAAGCAGAACTTGAATGTCTTAAAGAACTAATAGAAATAATTAAAACCCCTTAATAACATGGAAGAGATTTACATAGATGGTATACATGAGTATGACTATCTAAAAACAGAAACAAAGGATCAAACAATACACACATTGTATTACAGTGATCACCTTGAATGGAGCAGTAGTATTGTAGGAACAAAAGCTATTGAGTTAATTGATACTCATAATGATGTTGTTATAGAGAAAATAGATACTACTAAACCAATGAACTATCTACAAGTGGAACAGCTTCACATCATACTAAGACTATATAGTCAAGATTGTACATATGAAATATCACCACAACCAATTAAAACAGGATTCTAATGTGGTATACAGGAGAAATAGTATTAAAAAGTTACCTTCCTTTTACATTAGAGGAGGGTATGCTCTTTGTCAATAGAATATCTGTTGGCATAATGGAGCCATATGTAGAACTATGGGCACTAGAAGAAGTTCCTGAAGATGCTGATGCATTCATGGCTACTAATGGTGCGCCTGTTGAACTATTCATCCTAGATGATGATGAAGAACTATTAGCAACTGAAGAAGAACTTGGTTGGTGGGATGAAGGACAACATACAGATGAACTTAGAGAAATATCATTAGATGACATCAATTACTTATTAAGAGAATGTGATGGATATATAGATATAGAACTAAGTGAGAATGATGAAGAACCAGGTCCTATATTATTTGAACATAGAGTAATATTAAGAGTTCCTGAATCAGATGATGATTGGGATGAAACATTAAACGATGGATTAGAAGAATAATAAATATGGAGTTAGTATCATCAGATAAGCATACCAAAGAAAGAAAGATAGCTGAAGCAATAGCCAACAAGCTAAAAACTACAGCTGCTACATTAGAATCAAATGATCCAGCTCACAAGAATGGTGTTAAATACATGATATCAAGAAAGGTGTATGAGAACATTATACAAGTTGAGTTTGATACTAGAGAGTTATCACATAAGAATAGAATGATTGTAAGAGAATTTATAAACCGTAAACTAAAACCAGTATGAAACATTACACACCGAAGCAAGTAAATGAGATTAAACAACAAATTAGAACAGGTAAACCTCTTCCTATTATAGCAGAAGATTTAGCTGTAGAATGGGAAAGACCATCATCAGGTATTTATAGCAAAGCTGTAGCATTAGCTAGAAACACTAGAAAGATTACTAACACTTGGAATGGACCAACTAAGAAAACAAAACTTAGACCAACTATTGTACAACAATCAATAGACTTTGATCTTCTGCCAGGTTCTCTATTAGATGTAACTGATGATAAATCAAAATTTATATTAAAAGAGATATGTGAAGAGATTGTAGATAAGTCTGAGATTAAACAACAGCCTGCAGAAATAGGTATTGAAGTTCCTCCAACTAATATATCATTCAATGGTATACCAAGTAGAGTGGTAATATATTCTGATCACGTAAGATATTATTATAATAACTAATATTTTTTGTTATCTTTGTAACCCTAAAAAAAATTAAATTATGAATTATATAATATGTAAAAATAAAACACCATTTGAATCTATTGGAGATTATAATTACTGTACACTAGAAGATATGGTATTACCTGAAACAATAGCTTGTGATTCAGAAACAACAGGGTTACAACCAAGAAATTGTGATATGTTTTGTTTTCAAATAGGAACAGGAGAAAATAATTACATAATTGTTATGTATAATGACAATTATGAGTTTGCTGATCTTGTTCCTTATATAAAAGATAAAACAATGATATTTCATAATGCTTTATTTGATTTAGGATTTTGTTACAAGTATGGATTTTATCCTAAAAAGGTAAAAGATACAATGCTTGCTAGTAAAATTTTATATAATGGAGGTGTAGATGAATATTATCTACCTATAAGACATGATTTTGGTTCTGTTATGAAAAAAGAACTTGATATTTTATATGATAAAACAGATCAAAAAAACATTCATATTGTTAAACTTAGTCAACAAAGTACAATAGAATATTCCTTTAATGATGTTGATAGACTTATTGAGCTACATGATGCACTTATGTTAAAGATTGATAAAGGAGGCTTTACAGACACTTATAACTTACATTGCAGATATATTAAAGCTCTTGCTTATATTGAGCAATGTGGGCTTCCTATTAGCTCTAAAGCATGGAATAATAAAATGCTTGTTGATGTAGAAAATACAATTAAATGGAAAGAAGTTATTGAAGATTATATATTTGACCATCTTAAACAGTTTGCAAATAGTCAAATAGATATGTTTGATACAAAAAAAAGAATACATATATCAATAGGTTCTCCATTACAAATGATTAAAGTGTTTAATGCTCTTGGTATAGAAACTAAAGATAAAGATGGTAAGAATAGTATTGGTGAAAACATTATAAGTAAATCTAAACACAAATTTGTTAAAATGTGGCTTAGTTTTCAAGAAGCTAATCATAGAGTGACAACTTTTGGAAATAGTATATATAAACAAATTGAAAATGAACGTATATATACTAATTTTAATCCAATGGTTGATACAGCTAGATTATCTACAAGAAAAGGCAATATAAATTTTTTAAATTTTCCTTCTGATTCTATTACTAGAAAGTGTTTTAAAGCTAATAAAGGTAATGTAATTATTGTTTGTGATTATAGTGGTCAAGAAACTGTTGTTGCTGCAGATCTATCAGGAGATGCAGCAATGACTGCTTCTGTAGTTAATGGGGATGATTTACATTGTGCTTTTGCTAGAATATTATTTCCAGAGTTAAAAGAACTTGATGATGAAACAATAATTAAAGAACATAAAGCTAAAAGACAATCAGCTAAAAGTCCTAGGTTTGCATTTCAATACGGAGGTTCAGCATATACTATCCATCAAAATGAAGGAATACCTCTAGAAAAAGCATATAAAATTGAAAATGCTTTTAAAGAACTTCATGAAGGATTGTATACATGGGGAGATGAAGTGTTTAAAGAATCTATTAAACAAGGATATATTGAATCTGCAGATGGATGGAAACTTGTTCTTCCTAAATTTGATAAATTTAAAGAATACAAAGAGAAAGTAGAATCTATTACAAAGGAACAATGGACAATGTATAAACAAGGCAAATTAGATTATAAAAAAAAGTTTGATGAAAAAGAAAAAGGAATAGATTATAATTATATTTATCCTAAAGCTGTAGATTTTTATAAATCTAAGAAAACAGAAGTATCACAATTTTTTAAACTTAAATCTGAATATCAACGTTTATGCTTAAACAATCCTGTTCAAACTCGTTCTGCACATCAATTGAAGCTATCTACTAGCATATTGTTTGATTGGATTGTAGCAAATAATTATCTTGGTAAAATAAAAATAGTTAATACAGTGCATGATGAAATTATTGTTGAATGTGTTGAAGAACTAAAAAATATTGCTAAACAAGCTGTAGAAAATTCTATGCTTGAAGGGGGAAACTATTATTTAACTAACTTAAAAATTAAAGCTGATGCAAACATTGGGGAATCTTGGGGCGAAGCCAAGTAAAATAAATCGCACAAACATTACCGAACATCTAATAGAATACCAATTAAAAATGATTGGTAAGACTATTGATGAGATTAAAGAAGATGAGTTGTGGTATAGTAATAATACTATGACAGAAGAACAACATGAGGAATTCAAGCATTATGCTATTCCATTACTAAAGAAAATATTTAAGTTTAACAAAGGAAAAGCTGAGTCAACCTTCGGATGGTTTGACCTACAGTTTGGATTAAAAATCATTAACAATTAAAGAAAGAAAACATGGAAACAAATTCAATTATTATTATTACAGGAGTGGTTGCTGTTGCTACAGCAATAATTTTAAGTCTATTCAAATCATCTAGAGACTTAACAGTTACAATTAAAATGGAGAATGATGATGATTATCCAATCAAGAATGATGATGTAGTAGAGCTAGAAGTTAAGCCAAAGAGAAAATACACAAAAAGAGCTCCTAAGTTAACTGTTGTAAAATCTGCACCAGTTGCTAAGAAGCAAGTTGGAAGACCTAGAAAAGCTAAATAATTATGGACTGGCTGTTACAAGATTGGGAATACACCAATGATGAAATCTATGCTGTTGAGAGACAAAAAGAGATTGAAGCAGCATGGCATAAATGGGAAGATGAACAGGAGAATAAGAAAAGAAAACCTGCAGTAATTAAAATAGTAAAACATGAAATTAACAATAAGCCCTCAACAATACGAGGAGCTCATCAAAAGAGGTCACAACCTTGATGTTATATTTCTACTGAAGCTGATAGACGAACAATATGATGTCTCTCCTCTATGTGAGGGGAGTATGAAGATTGCTTCTGTCTATCAGTCTTTAATAAGAAAAGCATTGATAACAAAAGATGATGAGAAACTCACAGTGCTAGGTAGAGATTTGTTGGTGTTTATGGACACTAAGATGAACACTAAGATTGTAAGAAGAAGACCTGCCACAACAGATTTTGAAGAGTGGTGGAAGACTTACCCAGGTACAGATTCATTTGAACACAAGGGTAAGACATTCAAGGGCACTAGAGCACTTAGATTACATAAAGATGATTGTAGATTGAAATTTGACAAAATACTCTTAGAAGGAGAATATACAGCTGAACAACTTATAGCTGCTCTCAACTTCGAGGTGAATCAAAAGAAAGAAACATCCATTACAGAGAATGCTAATAGACTTAAGTTTATGCAAGGCTCTTCTGTATATCTAAATCAAAGAGCATTTGAGCCTTTCATTGAACTAATTAAAGATGGTGGAACAATCACTGAAGCTAAACTAAAACCAACAGGAGGTACAGATATCTAATGACACCAAAAGAAAAAGCAGAAGAATTAGTAGGTAAATTTATAAATCACACTCACGAATCTTGTAAATTAGAAGCTAAACAATGTGCATTAATAGCAGTTGATGAAATGATTGAAGAATCAATATGATATTTATCAATTGATAGAAATAAATATTGGAAAGAAGTTAAACAAGAAATAGAGCTATTATGAGTTTTAAACTATTAAATGCAGAAGTTGAGAAAGGAATGAATGATCTCAACAAAGGAATCCCTATGGGATTTGATCGCTTGACTAGATATGTAGGTATTCGTAAGAGTATGTATTATCTTGTAGGTGGTCTAACTGGTAGTGGTAAGACTTCTTTCATTGATGATGCATTTGTTCTTAATCCTGTTGATTGGGCTATGTCTAAAGAAGGAATTGCTTCAGGTATCAAGGTGAAGGTATGGTATAGGTCCATGGAGAGAAGTAGAACTTATAAGATTGCCAAATGGGTATCTCGTAAAATATTTCTAGACCAGGGAATCATTATTCCTGTAGGTAAGCTTCTTGGTTGGACTGAGAAGCTGACTAAAGATGAACATGATCTGTTCTTACATTACAAAGATTATGTAGATAAGCTGTGTGAAATTGTTACTATCATTGATGGACCAGAAAATCCTGTAGGTATAGCAAAAGAACTAAAAACTTATGCTGAAGAGAATGGATCTATAGAACAAATGGACCAATGGAATAAAATATATATTCCTAATGACCCAAGTCAAATCACTATGGTGGTTATAGATCACATTGGTTTGCTTAAGCTAACTAAAGATCAACCTACGAAGAAACAAGCTATTGATAAGATGTCTGATGAACTCAGATATGCTAGAGATTTCTATGGATATTCACCAGTGGTGGTTAGTCAGTTCAATCGTGACATTTCTAATCCTTCTAGGATAAAGAATGGTGATGTAGAACCTCAACTAGAGGATTTTGCAGACAGCTCAGCAACACAGAATGATGCAGATGTTGTCATGGCATTATTTGATCCTATGAGATACAAGGTTGCAGACCCTAGTGGTTATGACTTAGATAAACTAAAAGATCAACATGGAGCTAAATATTTCAGAAGCTTGAGACTTATCAAGAATAGCTATGGAGAAGATGATGTACGCATTGGTTTAGGTTTCCTAGGCCAGATTGGAATGTTCAAGGAATTAAATAGGAAAAAAGATATGACTGATGCAGATTATGAATCAGTTGTTAATAAAACTTGGTTTCTTAGATAAAATTTATTGAATAATATTTGGTAGTTTGTAAAAGATACCTTAACTTTGTAATAAAATTTTATATTATGAAAACAGGTATCATTTACACACTCTCACATCCTATAACAAAAAAAGTTGTTTACGTAGGTAAAACAATCAATACCTTAGAAACTAGATTATATGGTCATATTGGAGATAGTAAAAGGCACAATAGAAAGATCTGTAAATGGATAAGTAAATTAACTTCTGAAGGATTAATACCATTGATTGAAGAGTTGGACTCTTCTTCTGAAGAAGATTTAGCTAGATTAGAAATATTCTATATTGAACTATTCAAAGCTTGGGGATTTGATTTAAAAAATCATACTGATGGTGGAGAAGGATTAATAGGTTTCAATCATTCAGAAAAATCAAAATTATTAATGTCAAAAGAAAGAAGAAGAGAAAAAAATGCTTTTTATAACAAGACTCATTCTCAAGAAGCAAAAGACAAAATATCAAAGGCAAACAAAAATAGAAAAATGTCTGAAGAGTTTTGTAATAAGAGAAGTCAATACATGAAAGCTAATCCTATACCAAAAGAAACTTATCAAAAAATAGCAGAGGCTAACAAAATAAAAGTTGCCCAATATGATCTTGATATGAACCTTGTAAAGATACATGATTCAGCTGCTGATGCATGTAGAGATTCACCTGACTTATCAACTGGACACATATCTAGTTGTTGTAAAGGTAAGAGAAAAACACACAAAGGGTTTGTGTGGAAGTATTATTAATGTTTAAGACAAATAAGAAATGGATATTACAGAAAAACAAAGAAGTTATATTACTTTCATTGAAGATGAAACAGGTATAATTTTTAATGGAACAACAAAAAAGGAAGCTACAAAATACATATCTGAAAACAAAGATAAAGTACCTGCATCTGGATCAATAAATATGTGGGCATTAGTTAATGGATATTAATTTAAAAATAAATAACATTGGTATGTTCAAAGAACTCCCTAGAAAGAAAGATATAACAGATTCTGATTATACAGCAATTACTAACAAATCATATTTCCTAAGAGAATGACATTAAGAGATAAAAGGCAAGAAGAATTTGCTGATGAATGGTTAATACATAAACATGGCATATTAAATTTATGCCCTAGATTTGGTAAAATTAGAACTAGTATCAATATACTTGTAAATCTTAATCCAAAAACTGTGTTAATTGCTTATCCAGACAACAAGATAAAAGACTCTTGGCAAGATGAGTTTGAAGATAGATTAATGACTCATCATATGGAAATAACATACAGCACACATCTATCATTAAAAAAGTTAGTAGACAATGAGTATGATATTATTATTATAGATGAGATACATCTTTTGTCTGAAGCTCAGATAGAAGCATGTAAGGATTTATTTAGTAACAATGCTTGTATACTAGGTCTCACTGGTACATTAGCCAGTGAGACAGAAAGAACCTTAGAAGAAGAACTTGATTTACATGTTATAGCTACATATCCAATTGAAAAAGCAATTGAAGAGGGAGTGATAGTAGATTATGAAATACATGTAATAAGAGTTCCTCTGGATAACACTGTGTACAATGATTACAAGGGTAAGCTTAAGACTGAGAAGAAACATTATGATGGCATATCCTGGGTGATTAACAAACTACAGAATAGTGGCACAGACACAATGTTTTTACGTCTAGCAAGAATGAGACTTATTCAATCATCTTTAGCTAAAACTAATGCTACGAAAAAGCTATTAGCTAAACATAAAGATGAAAGAGTGTTAGTATTCTGTGGCACCACTGCTGTTGCAGATAATCTAGGTATTCCTTCCTATCATAATAAGTCTAAAGAGAAAGAAATCTTTGAAGACTTTGCTGAAGGTAAAGGGAATCATCTAGCTGTAGTTAAAATTGGTAACACAGGTGTTACATATAAACCTCTTGACAAGGTGATAATAAACTATTTTGATAGTAATGCAGAGAACTTAGCACAGAAGATAAATAGATGTATGGCTATGGAGTATAACACACCAGATAAAAAAGCTCACATATATATTGTCAGTACTAATGAACCTGTAGAGCTAAAATGGTTGTCAAAAGCATTAGAATTCTTTGATGAAAACAAAATAAAATACTTGTAATGGAAACAATAGAAAGAATTTTTCTTGAAAGAGCATTAAAAATGAAAAAATTATATGAATCAACTCCTTGGTGGAGATTTAAAATACGAAGATATTTTAAAAAAGAATGGCATTTATGCAGAGAATTAATGGTTAAATATGGTTCTAATTAAAATAATTATTCGTATCTTTATAAACTTAAAATAAATAACTAAATAAATTAAAACACATGAGTTCAAAGCTAGTAGGGATTGTTGGTGCCACAGGTACAGGGAAGTCAACCAGTATCAAGCACCTAAATCCAGAGGAAACGTACATTATTAATGTTGCAAAGAAAGAGCTTCCATTCAAAGGAAGTGAGAAACTTTACAATGCAGAAAACAAGAATTACAAAGAAGTAGATGATGCTAATGAGATATCTCGATTGCTAAAAACATTATCTGAAAAAGCTCCACACATTAAGAACATCATCCTAGAAGACTCAAATTATGTAATGGGTTTTACAATGCTTGATAAAGCAATGGAAAAAGGATATGAAAAGTTTAGCGTAATGGCTAGAGACACTGTTACAATGATTAAAACTGCTAGACAGTTAAGAGATGACATGACTGTGTTCTATTTCTCTCATCCAGATACTATTGAAGATGGTGGAGATATTATAGGATACAAGATGAAGACATCTGGAAAACTTATTGATAACCAAATCAATCTTGAAGGATTATTTACAGTGGTGTTATACACTAATGTAGAAGAGAGTAAAGATGGAAATATACAATATGGTTTTTTAACAAATCGTTTTAAAAAGATACCAGCTAAAAGTCCTGATGGAATGTTCAGTGAACTAAAAATACCAAATGACTTACAACTAGTAGTGAATACATTAAATGAATATTATAACGCTTAAATAAATTAAAATGGGAGAAGAAGAATTATCAGTAGCACCACTAAGAATGATAGAAGAATGTGTTGAAAAATCAGAATACAGACCATCTAGAACAGAACTTCTTAGATATCATCAAATTAATATTAAATTCTTATCTATAGGATGTGTAGTTGAAGTGGGATGTAAATCCATTCCTTTTGCAACAGTTAAAGAAGGAATGAAAGCATTAAATGATTATATTGCTAATCCATATGAAGTTACAAAGATATGGGAAGAAAGATTTAACAAAGAAGAAGAATTACAATAACTAAATAAATTAAAATTATGAACATCGGAGGAAAAAAGAAAGAAAACACAGGAAGTGGAGATCTTGGAAAGAAAGTAGGCCTCTTCGAGGCTAACGTGATTGCAATTAATCCAACAATTGAAGAGTTTAAAGACAAGCTTGGTATAGAGCTTAAAGAAGATAGCAAAGCTGCTGAATACTTAGGAGAAACTAAAGATGGTAACACTTATGTTCGTATTGATGTATGGTTAAAAGATGTTAAAGATGCAACATTGCAACCAATGAAAGTGAGCTTCTTCTTAGAAGATAAAGAACGTGAGAATAAAGATGGTACTAAGAATCAATATATCAATTCTATTGGTATGTGTTCTTGGGCAGGTGATGAAAATGATCTAGCTGAATGGTTTACCAAAGGAAGAGATTATAGAATTGCATATACAGGAGAAGAAGATCTTTATAACTTCATGCGTACATGGTTAGCTGATCTTGATTATCGTGATGCAGACACTGTTCTACAATTAGAATGGAAGAAGTTGATGAGAGGTAATGTAAAAGATCTTAAGGACCAAATTGATGGTGAGTGGGCTAAATCTGTTGCAGCTCTTGCTACTGTTATTGTTAAAGAACGTGATGGTGAGTCTAAAGAGTATCAAGGAATCTATAACAAAGCTTTCTTAGGAGGTTATGCTCTTAAACAATTCAGACTTGTTGATTATGGAAGCAAGAAAGTGCAGAGTGATCTTAAGAATAAGAAACCTCGTGACTTAAAAGCACATGAGAAGTTTGTAATGAATGTTATTGGAGAATATGGTTGTAAAGACTATTACATTCTCAAAGACTTACAAGATTATAATGCAGAGGATAACTTAGTTGCGTCTGATGCATATATAAGTGAAGATGGTGATGATTATTAATTCGTTTGTTGTTAATAAAAGCCCTCTTCATTAATTTGGAGAGGGTTTTTTATTAGTAATAGTTTGCGAAAAGTACCAATTATTGGTACTAATAGCAATAATTTACATTTAGAGCTATGATAAAAGGAACAAAGAGAATAGATTTAACATTTGAAAATGTATTGAACAAAATATCTCCATATGATATATACAAAATGTACATGCCTCATCAAAACTGGAAAATAAATGTTATTACTTACTCCCCATTTAGACAAGAAGATAACCCTTCTTTCATTATTGGATATAAAGAAGATGAGTTAATATTTATTGATTTTGGAGATACAAGTTTTAAGGGAAACTGCTTTAAGTTTGTAATGATGATATTTAATCTTGCTAACATGAATGATGTTCTTATGATGATTGATAGAGATTTTGATCTTGGTATTATTAATTCTTCCTCTACAAAGAACTATGAGAGAATTGTTTCTGAATATAAGCAACCACCCCCAGTGAGCAAACGTGAATTCTTTATTCAAGTGAAGACAAGAAACTTCACACACGAAGAACTGTCATATTGGAATGAATACTATCAGGACATAGATGACCTTAGAGCTAATAATGTATATTCAATAGACACTGTATATCTAAATAAAAAGAAGTTCCCTCTAAAGGACAATGAGCTTAGATTTGGATATCTATATGAAGGCTATTGGAAGATTTATCGTCCGTTTGCTAGTAAAAAAGAGAAATGGATGCCTAACAATGTCCCTATTACAATGATGGATGGATTAGCTGATATCAAAGATTGTGATGTTGCATTCATCAATAAGAGTAAGAAGGATTATATGGTGATGAAGAAGGTTGTACCATGTTGTTGTGCTGTACAGAATGAAGGCTTAGGATGTTTCTCTGAAGAGAATGTAGAATACATCAAAGACAATTCTGACACACAAATCTTATCCTTCGATAGTGATGAAGCTGGTGTAAAGAATTCTCAACTCATAACAGAAAAGTTTGGGTTTGAGTATTGCAATGTACCAAAGATTTATCTAGAAGAAGGAATAAAAGATTGGGCAGACCTTGCCAGAACACATGGATTAAAGACAATTGAAAGATATTTAACACAAAGAGAAATTATATGAGTAAATTAACATCAGATGAACTAAATGATATAGTAATAGAGAGCTTATCCCTCTCTGTTGCATTATTAGAAAGATTCGAAACAATGAATGAGAATAATTTGTTTACACATAGAGCTAAACAGTCTCTTAAACAAACTATTCCACACATTGAGGGATATGTAGGTAAACTTATTGAAGTGAGAGATGAGGAAGATGCAGAACATTTCAAAAGAGGAGCTACAGTGATAATGGAACTATCAAATAGAATAGATAGTGCACTTAAGGTGAATAACATATTAGATATATCATCCAGAAAGAGGTATTTAGAAGCTCTGATTGATGCTACAGTGTTATTCCCTCCACAGAAGAAAGAGCTTTATGAAGCAATTAGAGATTCAGGAATTTTAGAATATTAATTATGACGCTAAAAGAAAAATTTAAAGATGTATTGTTAGCTTATGAAAAAAAAGAAATAAACATTTCAAGAGCTGAAAATAGTTGCAATGAAACAGCAGAAGATTTTGCTATTGGATTTGCGGAATGGATAAATATTAATGCTTATAAATATCCTACAAAAACAACCACCAAAGAACTATTAGAAATGTTTAAAAAAAAAATCCCGCAATTGCTTGAAACGGCTGTTAGCGGGACAGTTACGGAAACTATAACATTCCAAGATGCTTTAAAATCATTAGGAATAGAAGACTATGCTAAAAGAATATTTAACAGTAATTCTCACGGAGAATTATTTCATATACAACAATATTTCACTTTGGCAGAAGTGTTAAAAGGCAATACAGAATGGTTTAGAGAATGGTTTGAAAATGTTGTTAAATGGGCGGAAGAAAATTGGAAAAGACCAGAATCAATATTCCAACACATTAGTCGAATTTTAGCAGAGAGTTCTTCAACTGCCCACTAACGTTAAAAATAACCGCAGTTTGCCTATACGGTTAGTTGCTTTGGCAAATTGAGGTTATTGCTTGTTATATTCTCGGCTTTTTTTACACTAACAAATTAAAATAAAATTATGAAACTATTTGATGAAATTTTACATTGTCCAGACGAGCAAGGATGGACAAATCCAAACATTAGCAGAACAAAAAACATAGTTGAAATAGCAGAAAGTTTTGCTATAAACTTTGCCAATTGGTATGAATTTATGTTAAGACAATCTGATAATTTAAACGGTCGATTCACTCCAAAAGAATTAATTGAAATGTTTAAAAAAGAAAAAGGATTATGAGAGTAGCAGATAAAGAACTAGAATATCTTGAAGAAGAGATTAAAGAGAACATCGAATGGTTATCCACTACAGAAGATGATGAAGTGGAATGTATAGGAATAGAGAATTTAGAAGGAATATTAACAAGGTTCTTTCATAGGAACATATCATTAACACTAGGATAAAGTTATGGAAGTAAATGTTCCCGTAGGACAAATTAAAACTTTTAGAGTTACTGGTGTAGATAGAAATAACAAAAGATTTGTTATAGAAAGTTCTTCATACCACTATGTATGTATGATTAATTTATGGAAAGGCTCTGTATGGGCAGTTTTAGAAAACAAAAAAATATTATTAAAAAGAGTAAACAATTAAAATTATGGAAAATTATAATACAGCAAGAGGAATGTTGCTAGCAGCACCAATCCCACAACAGACCAAAACTTACAAACCAGTTTCACATGAACAACTGATGGATCTCACACTTGAGAGTATACATCAATCAGGATTTGTTCTAGACCAAGAACTATACACCTCTGCAAAAGAGGGTAGAGTTGCTAATGGTAAGTTCACAATTAAAAATGTGGCAGATAGTGAAATGCAATTACAAATAGGATGGCAGAATAGCTATGATAAGTCTCTATCATTGAAGTTTGCTATTGGTACCAGAATATTCATTTGTGAGAACGGATGTGTTAGTGGTGATTATGGTGCATTCAAAAAGAAACACCAAGGAGAAATACAAACATTCACACCACAAGCTATTGTAGAATATATCAAGAGAGCAGGAGAAGCATTTACAAAGATGCAAGTAGAGAGAGAAACTATGAAGAATGTTGATCTTGATAAAAGAGCACAAGCTGTATTGATTGGTAGAATGTACATTGAAGAGCAGTTTATTGAATCAACACAATTGAACATCATTAAAAGGGAATTGGATAAACCAACTCATGATTACAATGCTAGCAATTCATTGTGGGAGCTTTATCAGTTTACAACATTTAGCATGAAACAAGTGCACCCAAGCTTATGGATGAACAATCATATTGATGCTCATACGTTCTTTACAGGAGCAGCAGATATTATTACATCTAAACAACAATTAGTTCTTCCTGTTATTAATCAATTAGAATTATTTGAAGTGTAATGGATTGGAATAAATTTTCTTCACAATTTCACAAATCATGGCATGCTAAAATGCGTCCATTTATAGAGAGTGAGCAGTGTGATAAGATATATGCATTCCTAAAAGCAGAGAGTAAGAGGGGCAAGCGAGTTGCTCCTCTCTCTATGCATGTTTGGAGATGTTTCTTAGAGACACCATTAGATGAAATAAAGGTTGTGATGGTAGGACTATGTCCTTATCACACACTTAAGAATGATGCGCCTGTTGCAGATGGGTTACTCATGGGATGTTCTATTACAGAACAATTACAGCCTACGTTAGATCATTTCTATATGGGCATAGAGAGAGAATATTATAATGGATTGAACTTTGACATCATTAAAGATCCAGATATTAGTCATTTGGCTCATCAGGGTGTTCTTATGTTCAATGCCGCTCTAACAACAGAGATTAACAAAGCAGGGAGTCATCTAGATGCGTGGGAACCACTTGTTAAATATCTGTTTGAAGAAGTAATTAACCATTTAGGAGTGCCAATTGTGTTTCTTGGTAAGGATGCAGCTAGATATAAAAAATACACAGGGATATTTACTCATGTGTTTGAGCTTAGTCATCCAGCCAGTGCTGCATATAAACATTCTGAATGGGATACAGAAGGCGTATTTAGTAAAGTGGATGTGCTATTAGAAGAAAACAATGGATTTAGTGTACAATGGGTGCCTATAGATGTGCCCTTTTAATTTAACAATATGAAAATAGAAACAAAATATGATCCAGCAGATATTGTATGGATAATGATTAACAACAAACCAAAGGAATGTGTTATTTATGAAGTTGATCCAGGTAAAGTCATGAAAAATATGAGTTATCAAGATGTATACACTATTGAAGGGTATAATGGAAATAGTCCTAGATTCTATGACAGAGAAATATTTAAAACAAAAGAAGAATTACTTAAATCATTATAGATTATGGAAAATCAATTAATAAACATAGAAGACCTTGAGATAGGAGATGAAATCTTAACACTTACACAACAAGCTAAGTATTTAAGAGTAATGGAAACTCCTAGAAAAAGTAAAGTTCCTTATACATGGGGACCAATTACAGAAAGATACATAGCTGTAAAGTGTAAAGTTAATGTAGATGTTACACAAAAACAATCTACTAAATGGGATTACAAGTCAAAACAAAGTCTTCCTTACACATATTTTGATAAAATTTATAAAATAGAGCCTCCTAAAGAGGATAGTCTTATTGAAAAATTTGACTTAAACTTTAAACAAATCTGGTTAGTAAAAAGAGAAACAATATGAGAACAGTAAAATATGGAGGAGATCTTAAAATAGGAGACTTCATAGCTATTAGTTATTCAAGTGGATTTACACTTGGCTGGTATTGTGGAGAAGGTAAAAACACATTACAAATCTTTGAAACACCTTGGCCTGCTATATCTTTAGATTATTATAACAGAGTGAAAGCTGATGCAGCATATAGAGATCATGATAAAGCTAATTCAGAAGAGTTTGATAAAAGCTGGATAGCAAAATCATATGTAAATAATTGGAGATTGAGAGTTATGAAAATTGAAGATCCAGAGAGTTTATTCACAGAACCATCAGATTTAAATAAATACATAGAATCAAAACAAATTTTAGAACAAATTAAATTTATATAACATGATATTAGAAAAACAGACAGAAGCACATGTCCTAACAGAAGGACAAACACAAGAAAGTATTGGTATGTCCTTAGACTTAGATTCTGCACAGATATTGATGCAGATGTTAAGTAAGAATTTATATTCTGATGATATAGGCTCAGCTATTAGAGAATGCGCAAGTAATGCTCTAGATAGTCATAGAAGAGCTGGTGTGGACACACCAATTGTAGTTTCATTAAAAGCTGCATCATATAACAATTATGAGTTTTGTGTAGAAGATTTTGGTATAGGCCTAGATGCTGATGATGTGCGTAACATCATTAGTAAGTATGGTAAATCTACTAAAAGAAATAGTGCTACAGAATTAGGTATGATGGGATTGGGCTTTAAAGCTCCTCTAGCATATTCTAGTAGTTTCTATTTTGTATGTAGAAAAGATGGTATGGAGCGTAAGTATATGATGTATGAAGGAGAAGATACTAACACTATTGATCTTTTGTATGAAACAGAAACAACAGAAGCTAATGGTGTAAAAATCATCATTCCTGTTAAATATGGTGATAAGTACAACTTCCAAAGAAAGATTAAAGAGCAACTGTGTTATTTTGAGAGTGTGTATTTTGATGTACCAGAAGATTATTCTATTAATAATGATTTTGTTATTAGTAGACATGAACATTTTCAATTCTCTGAAATGTCTACAGATACTAGATTACATATCTGCTTGGACAATGTATATTATCCACTAGATTTTGAGAAACTTGGTATAGACAGACTTGAGTTTCCTATAGCTCTTAGATTTTCTTTAACTGATGGATTATTTCCTACACCAAATAGAGAATCATTAAGATATACACAGGAAGCTAAAGACATTATCAAGAAGAAACTTGCACAGGTAGCAGATTATTTTATCGGTAAGTATAATGAAACTGTAATCAAGAGTGATGATATCAAATCTATGATTAATTACTTGGAGAAGAGTGGATGTTTTGTTGAAATGGTAAATAATAGAACACTCAGTATTGTTTCTTTGATTAAACATGGCACTATCAAAGCAGCTGTTCCAGAACTAAAAGGTGTAACGTTGTTAGATTTTCCTGCTGTATATGGTAGAACTAAGTCACACATGCTAGATAATGCATATGTTCTTAAATTCACATTGAAGGATAAGAAGATGAAGGATGCTACTAAGCATTATGTTTGGGAATATAACGTAGAGAACATATGTAATGGTAAAATCAATGTGTATTTATATGAAGATAGAATTTCTCAATTGAAGAAAGACTATATGAAATCTATATGCAATGAGAATGTTCAACAATGTTTTGTTAAACGAAATAAACCTATGAAGCTAGGTAAACCTAGCAGTTATGATTCAGACACCTACTACCACAGATTACAATTGCATCAGTATAAAAGACATGAGTGGAGACAAGTAATTAAGGAATATCAATATGTCCTATCTCTTATTGAAGCAAACTTCAAAAATCTAGATGCAATTACTGTGTCACAATCATTTATTGATGGTAGAAAGAAAGTGAAAGTTAGTACAGCTGGTATAGCTAGTGGTAAAAGACTTAAGATTCAAGGAGAGATTATATGTAAGATAGGTGTGCCATTATTGAGATATAGCAATGGTAGAAACTGTAAGTTTGATTCTCAATTGTATAAACTGGAAGAGTTACATAAACGTAAACAAGTGATTGTATATGGTAAACATGAAGATTCATTGAAACTCGATACTCTTTATGGAATAATGTTAAAACAAAAAATGGAAGTGGTTACATTTTCAGATAGAGAACTAAAAATAGTTAATCAATTAGAAATACACAATTTAATATCATATGACAAATTTATGGAAGGAAAAACTGCACCATTTAAAAGAATAATAACATCAACATTAATAAATCAGTTAATGATTGATTATAGATTTGTATTTGATAAATCTAAATTAATATCTTATACTTCTACAGATTTTTGTAATAAACTGGATAAACTTACTGAATATAGACGTAAAAACTATTTGGCAACTGATTCAAGATTAACATCAGCAATGCATACTATAGCAGAAGAACATAAGTTGTATGATCCTTTGATTTATACAGAATATTTAGAAATGAAAGCATTATTAGAAAAACTATCATTCTTAAATCGTTTATGTCAAACATCGGGATATTATGGACCAGATGATCAAATGGTTAACATAATGTCAGATCTTTTCAAATATCACAAACATAGAGTGAACTTTGAGAATTATAAAATTAGAATAAATGATGAAGTATTAACAGAAGCTAGTTTAGAAGAATTAGTATAATTTAACAGAGGGACAGTCGTGTCCCTCTCTTTAACAAGTAACAATTAAATAAATAAATAAAATGAAAAACAAAAAAGAAGAACTGATTAAAGCAATTGAAACTTATCTAATATTTGATCAAGTGTCAGACGAAAGACTTCATAATCCTAGTCCAAGTAACAAAGCGCATCATGAAAAAATAAAAAAAGATGCAGAAAAATTAACAGAAATAGCAATTAACACATTAAATTAAAAATTATGAGTAATACAAATAAATTCCTGTCTTTAGACTGGTTCAAGGAAACAGCAGAATCTGCAATTACTAAAGTGGTAGCTGAAAAGCTAGAGAGTTTAATGCAAGAAGAGGAAACTCCAAAGATAAGACCTTGTCTCAGAGTTCAATTGTCTAATGACATTCTCACTGTAGTGTTGAATGATGGAAGTGTAATAACTAAACCTGATGCAACAGAAGCAGATTTTCATGCTGTAAGTAATGCTAAAAATGCATATGAAATATATGCTATCATAGGTTCTAGAGATGTTGCAGCTGATATAGAGAAGGTGAGAGCTGAAGCAGCTAGAATCAAAGCTTTACAAAAAGGAATAGAATCACTTGCTAGTCTTCCTGATTTCACTGTAGAGGGTAATTCTGTATATTTAACAGGAACATCTAGAAGTATGCCTCAATTGCTTGTGGAGAAATTCATTGAGATAGTTGATAGAGTGAAGTATTACAAAGGCTTTGGTTTTACTTCTGATGCATTGAATGAAGATGATGATTATATGGCACACAAGAACTTCTTTATGTGGTGTTGTCTTAATCCAAGAGCTGAGGTGGCTAATGAACTATACAGATTCTTAACAGATAATAGTTTCAAGATTACTAAACAAGGATTCTTTGTAGCTCTTAGAAATGTTGTTACTCTTC